TCGCGCAGTAGCTGCCGGAAAGATCCGGGGATTACCCAACTGGGTTCCTCCTTATCTTCACTCTCCAGACAAGCCTTAACCATTTTCTATGCGCACGTGACCAAACGTAGAAAGTCCTTAAGATCATCACTGACGATAAAATCTCGGTGTTTGATAGTTCCAGTTCCCGCCTCTTGCGGGCTCTTGTCTAGGCCATCAAAGATTCCGAAAAATTCACCAGGGAGAATTGAATCCCTCTCGGTACTTTCTTGTAGAAACGCCTCCCTAGGCTGTTTCTCCTCGACCAAGTCATCCATTTCGAATCTTCCCAAAACTGGATAACCACGGGTATCCTCATGATCTAAAATGAGGTCCCAATCCAAAACAGTGACGTCGGACTTATTTGCCTTCTGAGACATAACTAAATGATATCTCATATTCTCACGAAGAGAACGCTCGCTTAACTTTTTGAACTCTCGAACTTGAGCCTCCGAAGCCACCTGATGAAAATCATCAGTTTTCCTTCTAAGAAACTGGTCAGCAATTAAAGAATTGTAAAGGTCAGCGGCTGGTACTGTCATATCGATGGTTTCATCTTCAAAGAAGGCTGGCTGGTTACTGGTCTCCTTTATTTCAACTCCTCGATAAAAGTCCTTCACCCCATCATGAAACTTCCATTCCATGAGAGTTTTTGCCGTGGACGGTCGCAAACGCGACTTATTGAGATTCTCAATCATATAGCTAAAGATCTTTCTATCATGATGAGAAACAACCGGACGACCTCTTTCGTCGTTCTCGGGAAGTATACCCGGACCGCCTAAAAACTCCGGTGTCACCCAAGGAATATTGGGGCACAGCTTTAGAATCGGTCGTACATTCCTTAAGAACTCTTCAGACACATTCTTCCAAATTTCTTTGGGGCAATAACGATGAAGCTTCCTATGAAGGCTACCTAGAAGTCCATAAGGACAATCTTGAGTTGCACCAGACAAGGTGGAACGTGGTTTATTCATCATTATTCCAAGAAGAATAAAAGGTCTTTCCACAAAGATCCTCTCTGTCTCGTCGAAATCGTACGTTTTAGAGTTGATTACAAGGATTGGCTTATGCGGAAGAGAAAAAAGAGTTTTCCCAACCGATGACGTAAGGCCTGCATAATTAGTCACTTTGGTCCAAATTTCTTTGAACGTTATTGTAACATCACGACCTCCGGTACTCGCCTCTGACAAGTCACGCAACTTTCTCCGACTCTCCATGTCATCTAACAAGAAATTCTCGTTATCAACAGAGATTGGAGCGCGAGGGATATAAGCCCGAAAGGACACCTCACGTTTGCAAATCATTGTACAGTCATCCCCATTAACCAGCAGAGGAACTTCACCAATAGAGAAAGTCCGTCCTTCCATAAGCTCCATCGAAAAACGACAGAGGGCAAAATTAGCCAAACATAAAAATGGAAAGGAACTTATTGAACCCATCAACTGCCCATCGCGTTGAGGTCGGTGGTCGAATCTAAACTCTTCCACTATCTCTCCGACATCGTCAGGATCGGGATATTCATCATCACCAGGACCAATCGTCTTGATGTTGACTTTTCTCTTCGTGAAGTCGAACCAGTGACCCGTGAGACTACGCTTCAAAAGCGATCGGTCTAAGCGGAATCCGTTAAGATCAGGGTTATTGTCACATTGGGCATCTTGGATGTCCATAAGTTCGTCTGCGAGGGTTTCAGAAACCCACCCTCTTAAATTATCGGTCGAAGCCTTATAATCTCCATTTAGGATTATATTCTCGGGAACAACTAGCTCCGGCTTAAAAGACTGATTTATCAACCCTGCGCTATCAGGTT